TTTTAACTATACCTTCTAGTACATTCCATTCTTCCGAACGTTCAAAATGTTTTTGATCACTTAAACTTTTGCCTGGGTATATTACAAGCTCTTTTACTTTATAACCTTTGTCTGGTGCATCATCTAGCACACGCCAGTACCCCCAATCACGTTCTGTCTTTTGTGTTTTCCATTCGTCTAGTATCCAACTGCTACTATTGGCTTTATTTTTGCCGCCAACTCCAAACACAAACTCCACATCTTTATGGTCTCCGTATAATGCTTGTTCGGGTATTTCGCCATCAACTCTGTCGCCGCCATTGGCAACAATTAATTTGCCGATATGTGTTGCAAGTACTAATCCTATAGCTTTTGTTGTACCGCCAGTTTCGTCGTCTTCGACCATTATAACATCGTCAACCATTTCAAGATGTTTAATAATATTTGCACGTTCTCCAAATGGCATAAATGCACGACCTTTTTTATTTGCAAGCCATGTATCGCTGTTTAGTCCTACTACTAATTTATCACCTAGTTCTCGTGCTGCTTTAAAATATTCAATGTGTCCGGAGTGAAGCGGATCAAAGCCGCCTGTGACTAATACTGTTTTCATACAGTATTTATATGCGCACTTTACACTGTTTAATTTTTTGGAAGTTTTGTGTTGTCTGTATGTACTGATTTAATTAAATTATAGTCTAATTCTAAACTATCTATCAAGTTCATAAGTGCTAGTGTATCTTTGGGCAAACAAGCACCACTATACCCACGTAAGTTTTTGCTGACATTTAAATACTGTCCGCTGGTTTTTTCTGTTTTAACATATGCATTTTTTATTATATCATAATTTGCATTATATTTGTTTGCAAGGTCGTACATCATATTAGCAAATACAATACGTAAACTAGCATATGAATTATTATATAGTTTTAGTATTTCTGCTTCTGCAGGCAACATATATTCAACAGATTTTGGTAATGTCTTAAATGCATCTGTGACTGTACGAGCAACTGCTAAATTGTATGTGCCTATTGCAAGCAATTTACAATCTTCAAAATCTGCGTCTGCATAATCTTGTCTTAAAAATTCTGGTACAAAACAAATATCTAAATTATTTTTCTTTAATAATTTATCTGTTGTTCCTGGCAAAATTGTACTACGAATTGCAACTACACCTTTGTAATTGTATAGAAATAAATCTTTTACAATATTTTCTACATGATCTTCGTGTGTACAAATAAAAATAATTTCAGTATCTAGTATATCTTGTATTTTAGTATTAAATTTAATATCGTGTTCTAGAACAGTATGTCCTAGTTTTTCAAAACCTTTTACATTTGCTTTGCCTACATTTCCAACACCAATTATACCGATTCGCATAATAAACTTTCAACTGTTTTTTTGAGTCCTACTTCTAATGGTGTATAATCATTGAATCCGGTAAGTGTTTGTACTAGTGTTGTGTCAGGACATCTGCGTGTTGCACTGCCTATAGGTCCAGAACGCACTTCAAGTCTATCTGGATTAATACCCATGTATCCCATAATTAATTTAGCAACTGTTGCAATAGGTACTTCAATATCGTTGCCTACATTTACAGTTAGATTACTATGATCTTTTACTAGCATATCTGTCATACGTACAGCATCATCTACATAGCAAAAACTACGTGTATCATTGCCTTTAATATAATACTCGCCTAATTTACAACGTTCTACAAACTCGCTAATAAAATGGTCTTTTTGTCCTGGTCCGTAAATATTAAAATAACGTAAAATAAGATATTCAAGTCCACTGTTTGCAACTAAGTTTTCACCGAGAGCTTTCGGAATGCTATAACTCCATCTTGGATTTTTAATGTTGTCAAACACAACTGGTACTTGTTCATCAGTTGGCACATGGTAATAACCTGCATCAATTGCTCCATTAAATATTTCGCACGTACTAGCAAAAACAAATTTTGTATTTGTATCTCGATAACGTTCTATCAAGTTTATTGTAGGCAATGTATTGTTTATTAATACATCAGTAGGCTGTTCGTAAAACAATCGTGTACCATTAGTTGCTGCAAGATGAACAACAACATCACACTCTGGTGCATTTCTAGCTACTGTAATATTACTTAGATTATCTGCAACGCCGTTCTGTTTATCATAAGGATAAATTTCTTCGTATCTATCTTTAATATAGTTGTGATAATGACTGCCTATAAATCCTTTGTGTCCAGTTAACAATAATTTAGAGTGTTGCATCTTCCATACCCGCTACTCTAAGTTTTACAACATTAGTTATTTGCCACTGTTTCTGATCAAGTGCTTTAAGTACACCTAGCCACTTATTGCGTAGCAGAGCAAACTCATTAATAATCTTTTCATAGTCAACAACGTCTGCCTCGCCGTCTACGTATTTTTCAACGTCACGGCTTGACAGAGCTCGTTGATAGTTTTCAAGATATTTTTTAAAGTACGAGCTACGCAATTTACGTAGCTCGATATTTAAGTAGTTTAGGATAGCTTCAATTTCTTGCAGTTGATTAAACCGATATTCAACAATACCTGGCATTGCTGCCGCAGCTTTTTCAACATTTCCAGTTAACTTGCACTCGACTCTTGCGTTTACTAGTTCAGTTTCAAAATGTTGTATTGCTGCTGGAATTTGCGTAATATCTCTGCTTACTCGACTGTACCATGCCATTAGTTATCCCACTCATCTTCGTAATCGTCTTGATCCATTTCTAAGTAATATTCAATAGCAGCATCTAAAGTTTTATCTACGCCCATTATACCTTTGAGTTGTACGTCATCCATACCGTAATCAATAAGTGCGTCGACATACTTTTCAGCTGCCATTTCAATATGCTTTTTATCTAAGTATTCTTTAAACAAGTCCCATAAATCAGCGACAAACTCTTCATTCATTTTCAGCAATTTCCTTAACTAAGTTATCATCGGTATTTACCAATTCGGCATCTAATTCAGCTAATTCAGCTAACCGTGCCGCACGTTCAGCTTCTGCTTCTTCGGCTGCAACTTGTGCTTCTTTAGCTGGTAAATCTGCCATAACTTTGTCAAGTAGATCTCCTGTCCAACGCTTGCGGAATTCAATGATTACTTCACCATCACTAGTAATGTATTCATAACGATTACCTTTCTTTTCCAACAAGCCCTTTGCATCCATCAAGTCAAACATACCTGAATATGGATCCATGCCTGTTTCATATGGAATCTCAACTTGCACACTTTCGAACGGTTTGTTGTAGCGTGTTTTCATAACCTTACACGCTGCTCTAATACCATGTACTTGTGATGTTTTGTTGCCGTCTGCGTCTACTTTTAGTTTAAGTTTCTTCATAGCAACAACCATTGAACTTGCATACACAAAGCCCGAACCACCTGAGATCTTATCATCTGGATCAAACATATCTTGAGATGCATATGTGTGATTAGTGACACACATACCTACATTGTATGAACCAAACATATTCACACAGTTAGTCACAAGTGCTTTTAGTGCCTTTGCTTTACGACCAAAGTCACCTTTCATGTCACCTTTTTGGAACTGGTCCATTTCAGTTGGTGACATAAGCATACCAAGTGAATCAACTACAAACAACACTTTAGGACGTTCTTCTTCCGCCATTTGTTTATAGTCTTCCATAAACGTACTAACTGTTTTAGCAACATCATCAATCATTGCCATGTTAAGTTTTAGTAGTTTGTCTTCACTTGTATCTACTTTTAGTGCTTGTAGCCATGTTTCGTCAAGTGCGTTTTCACTGTCAATAAGAACAACAAAGATGCCTTGATCTTGTGCGTACTTTACAATATTACCAGACACAATATAACTTTTACCTGCGCCCGATTCTCCTGCAAATACACTTACTTTACCTAGCGGAATACCTTTAGTAAAGTCTCCACTTAGCAAGTAATTGAGTGCAAAGTTGCCTGTGCTGATCCAGTCTGTTGGATCGTTAAAGCCTGCACTCATACCCGTAATAGATTTTGTCAACGAATTACGGAACTTCGTTGGATCGAATGTTTTACTAGCCATTAAATTCTCCTAAAAAGCCAAATACAATATGGGTTGCAATTTATAAATGCAACCCACTTTAGTTGTGTTATTAACCTTGACGTGCTCTAATCATTGCTAGAATGTCTTGGGCGCCACCTTCTGCTGGTGCTGCTTCTGCTGCTGCTGGTGCTGCTGCTGGAGCAGGTTCTTGCCAACCTGTATCAGTTGTAGTTTCAGCTACTGGTGTTGGTGTTGGTGCTGGTGCACTCTGACTTACAGCAGTTGCTTGTGGTGATGCTGCTTTTTGCGGATCACCTGTACGTGCTGCCATGCCTGCTGGACGGAAGTAATTACTCCAACGATCTGGATCATATGCTTCGCCATCAACACTTGCTTCAAACATTTCTGCAAGAACTTTCTGTGCCACTTCGTCTGGCTTTTTAGGAAGGAAGTCATTGAGATTAAACAAGCCGTGTGTATTTACTGCTGCCATCTCTGCATCACCAAGTGGACGCTCTCTACGTGCCCAATTACTTGCGCCGTAATCTGCGTATCCGCCCTTAGTACCTTTTGACAAACGGAAGTCTACACCAGCAGTATAATCTGTTGGCAATTCTTCCATGTCTGGATCCATTAAGGCTGCTTTGATCAATTGGAAAATTTGTGGACCAATAATAAAGCGTCGAATTGGATTCTCTGGTGCTTCTTCACCAATTGGATCTTCAGTCACAAACCCTTGAAAGATGTATGAACGTTTCTTCCAATACTTACGACCCATATCTTCAAGACTTGGATCTTTAAACCAGCCACGTACTTCTTGTAGAATGTTGCAGCTTTCGCCATACATTTCCATACACGGAACTTGTACTTGTACTGGACGAGAACTTGTGTCTCCTTTTACTCCACTAAATGGAAGTTTAATCATCAAACGCTCTT